CAGCTGCTCGGGTTGTTGAACCAACTCGCGGACGATTTGCAGCGTGATTACATCTGGCAGGCTCTCAGCACCGAATACCGCTTCACTACGCAGTTCCTGACTACCACCGGCACCACCACCGCAGGTAGTGCCATCATCACAGGTATCGCCAATACGACAGGCATCGACGCCACGTATCAGGTTATGGGCGTGGGCATGAACACCGATACGTATGTCGCTACGCTGGGCAGCCCGACGCAGGTCACCATGACCCAGGCTGCTACCGCGAGCGGCGTCACGACCATTAATTTTTGCAAGGTTAAATACGCGATGCCGGTCGGCTACGATCGCATCGTTGACCGCACGCAATGGGACAAAACCCAGCATTGGGAGCTGCTCGGCCCCGAGACCGCGCAGATGTGGCAATGGCTTAAGTCGGGCTACATCGCCACCGGCCCGCGCATCCGCTGGCGCATCATGGGCGGCTACTTCCAGATCTGGCCAGCCGTCGCGAAGGCTGAATACTTGGGGTTCGAATACGTCAGCAATGCGTTTGCCGTCGGCGCGGATGGAACCCCCAAGACTCAGTTTACTGCCGACGATGACACGTGCATCTTCCCCGATGGCCTTATGATCACCGGGCTGAAAATGATGTACCAACAAGCCAAGGGGTTGGGCTACGAGTTCGTCGCCAAATACGAGGATCTGCTGGCGATCGCCAAGGCCAACGACGCCGGTAGCGCCGATCTGCACATGAACCCGCGTCCGCTTAACACGCTGATTGGCTGGGAGAATTTGCCGGATTCAGGTTTTGGGAATTAAACAACATGTGCCCATCTAAGCCCAGCTTTTATTCTGCTAATTTGAGCAGGAAGAACCCCATATTCTTTAGCGATAATTCGCTGCAAGCGGGGATCTTTTTTTATTGCCCTGACTTGATCCTCGGTCAACTTGGCTGCTGCACATTGTTCGCCGCGATTGCTGGTGCCATGCAGAGCGCGGTCAGCTTGGTTTTCTGTTGGCGTGCCCCAGCAAAGGTTTGTAAGCACATTGTTTGCTGCGTTACCATCAAGGTGGCGACATTCATGCCCATCTGGAGGGTGGCCTTTAAAAGCAATCAGAACCAACCGGTGGACACGCATGTTTTTCTGAGAATTACCACGCCAAAGCATTACCCACCTGTGTTCTGTGCGCTGCATCTTTTGCGAAGATTTGATCTTTCCAGTGCGGTAATTTTTGACATTCCCATGATCGGAAACCTCGTAAAGCCCTTCAAAGCCAACTACTGGAAGCCAATTTTCCATTTAATGTTCCTAAAAATAATTTTCGGATATGGAAATATACCACAAAGAGGTACGGTATGCTGATGCGCCCTCGCCGCTCCCAACTTGCAGCAGCCCGCCAAACGCCGCCACCGCGCGGAGAAACAACCACGGTTCCGGCACCAATCGGCGGCCTGAACGCGCGTGACGCCATGGCATCGATGCCGCCCACCGATGCGATCCGCCTGGACAACTGGTTTCCGAAACCGACCAGCGTTGATCTGCGCAACGGCTATGTGCGCTGGTCGACCGGCTACGCGGCCGCGATCGAATCGCTGATGACCTACAACGGCCCCACGGCATCAAAGCTGTTCGCGGCCAGCGGCGCCGGGTTCTATGACGCCACCACGCAGGGCGCCGTGGGCGCGGCGGCCGTCACCGGCTTGGCCAATGCCAGATGGCAGCACACGAACATGGGCACGCCCGGCGGCCAGTTCCTGGTGGCGGTCAATGGCGTCGACTATCCGCGCAGCTACAACGGCACGACCTGGCTGACCTATGCCGGCGTCGGCGCCCAGCCGATCAGCACCATCACCAATGTTGGAACTCTGGCGACGTTGACCACCACGGCGGCACACGGGCTAAGCACCGGGAACACCGTCACGGTGCTGGGCGCCACGCCGGCCGCGTACGACGGCACGTTCCCGATCACCGTTGTGCCAGCCATCGCCGCCGTCCCGATCACCAGCATCACCCGCGTTGGTGTCACGGCCACGATGACCACCACGGCCCCGCATGGATTGCCGGTCGGGCCGGGCAACCTGATCACCGTCAGCGGTGCCACGCCGGCGCAATATAACGGCACCTATCAGGCGACGATTACCGGCGCCAGCACGCTGACCTATACGATGGCGTCCGACCCCGGCGCCAGCGCCGCGCCGGTCGGCTCCTATGTGGTGGAGGTGAACAAATTTACCTACGTGATGGCGTCGAACCCTGGTGGCAGCGCCGCGCCGGTCGGCTCCTACGTGGTCACGCCATCAATCACCGGCGTCGACCCGCGCAGGTTCATCCACATCAACCTGTATGCGTCCCGCATTTTCTTCGTGGAGAAGGACAGCGCGCGCGTCTGGTACCTGCCGGTGAACTCGGTGGGTGGCGTGGCGCAACAGTTGGATTTCTCGTCGCTGCTAAACCTGGGCGGCTACATCATGGCCATGGCCACGTGGACGATCGACAACGCCGCCGGCGTGAACGAATATGCGGTGTTCATTTCCAGCGAGGGCGAAGTGCTGATGTACAGCGGCACCGACCCGGCGGTGGCCGAGAACTGGGTCAAGGCGGGGCGCTTCGTGATCGGCCGGCCGGTGGGGCGCCGCTGTTTCATGCGCGTCTCGTCCGACGTCATCCTGTTGACCAGCGACGGTTTCATGCCGATGTCTCAGGCCATGTTGACCGACCGCGCGCAACAGGTGGCGCTCAGCGACAAAATCACAAACCTGGTCAGCGCCGACCTGACGAACTACCAGAACAATTTCGGCTGGCAAGCGACGTTCCACCCTGGCGGAGACAAGCTGATTTTCAATGTGCCGCAGATCAGCGGCAGCATGCAGTACCAGTATGTGATGAACACGATCAGCGGCGCATGGTGCCGATTTACAGGATGGAACGCCAATGTGTTCGCGACGCTGACCGACGCGCTGTATTTCGGCTCGAATGTCGGCGTCGGAGCCAACAGCGCTTATGTCGCAAAGGCGGACTTCGGCTATTCGGACGACGGCGGCTATGTGCAGGCCGAGGCGAAAACGGCGTTTCAATTTTTTGGCTATCGCGGCTATGAAAAGCAGATAACCATGGTCCGCCCCATATTCGTCACAGGCGGCAACGTCAACGCGGCGCTGACGGTGGATATGGATTTCAACGATGCGTACCCGGCCGCCATGCCAACTTTTACAGGGACGACGGGAACCCTGTGGGGGACCAAAAAATGGAACACTTTCCCCTGGACGTCTGGTGGAAACATCAAAAAAGACTGGCAGGGCGTCACGGGGGTTGGCGACTCGGGCGCGCTGCACATGCGCGTGGTGAACAACAAGACAAGCACGCAGTGGCAGTCCATCCAGTACGTGTTCAAGAAAGGACGGATTTTATGAATCTGGTTTTTGGCGAGGACGAGCGGATCGCGCGTTGGGTGCATGGACAAATCCCGCATATGCCCACCGGTTTCGAGAACATGAAAGCGCTCGGCGTGGTTGACAGAGATTTCAATATCCTGGGCGGCGTGGTGTACCACGAATACCGGGGGAACGACATCCAGATTTCTTGCGCCTCGGTGTCGCGCCGCTGGCTTTGCCGCAAGTTCCTGCATGCGATGTTCTTTTACCCGTTCGTGACGCTGGGGTGTGACCGCGTGTCTTCGTGTGTGCCGGCGAAGAACAGTCACACGCGGCGATTTATCGAAGCACTTGGTTTTATGCAGGAGGGAGTAATGCGGCGCGGTTTCATTGAGGACGACTGCGTTATTTATGGATTGTTGCACGAAGAATGCAAATATTTAGGGGGCAAAAATGGGTAAATCTTCTCCCGCCACGCCGGCGGCGCCGGATCCGGTCGCGACCGCCGACGCACAATCGAACAGCAATATCAATACTGCGAACGCTACCGCGAGCCTGAACCATACGAACCAGTACACGCCGTGGGGATCGCAAGTCTATTCGTCCACCAAAAATGATGACGGCACACAACAGTGGACATCAAATATCACGCTGTCTCCGGACCAGCAAAAGCTGCTTGAAGCGCAGAACGGTCAAAGCCTGGGGTTGTCGAACCTGGCCACATCTCAGATGGGCAATGTGCAGAACGCGCTGGCCAACCCAATCGACTTCAGCAAGGCGTCGGAGGTTCAGAACAACCCGCTGCAAACGAGCGTGGACCAAACGGGCATTCCGGCCCAGCAAAGCTCTGTGAACTCTGGCCCAATCCAAACCAGCATTTCCGGGGGGGGGCCACTGCAAAACCAAATAGCCGGCGGCGGCCAGATTCAAACCGGCGTGGCCAATTCCGGCAATATCCAAAAAGGATTGAACGGGGATGCCGGTGGGTTGTCGCACCGTGCCAGCTATGGCCAAATCCAGAATGGCGTCGACATGTCGACGGTGTCGCAGATGGTCGGCGGTGACGCGCTAGATGGGACGATGCAGAGAAACCAGGGTGCCGCCTATAAACAACAGGCATCCTATTTGGACAGCGGGTATAGCCAGAAACAGCATGATCTGGAAAACCAACTCGTACAGCAAGGTGTGACACAGAATTCCGACGCCTGGAACCGCGCCATGAACAACCTAGGCGAGCAGCGGACATTCGACTACAACAACGCCTACAACAACTCGTTCGCGACCGGACTTGCAGCCAACAACCAATTGTTCAACCAGGGGTTACAGACCAACCAGAACGGCTACAACCAGGCCCTGAACAACGCAAATTTCGCCAACACCGCGCAGGCACAAGGATTCGGACAGTCGCTGGCCAATGCGCAACTGAACAACTCGGCGATCGGGCAGCAGTTCGGCCAGAACCAGGCGGCGATGCAGACCAACAACGCGGCCCAGGCGCAGCAGTATGGCCAAAATTCGAACAATATGACGCAGGCCAACGCGGCTCAACTGCAACAGTTCAATCAGAACCAGGCGCAAGGACAGTTCGCCAACACCGCGCAGGCACAAGAATTTGGCCAGGGTCAGAGCAATGCCGCACTCAACAACTCGGTGAACAACAGCATGTTCAGCCAGGGTCTGGCGAATGCCGGGTTGGCTAACCAGGCGTCGGCTCAGACGTTCTCGCAGTCCAGCGCCAACCGCGCGCGCCAATTGCAGGAACAGAACCAACAGCAGCAAATCCCGCTGAATCTGCTGAACGGGCTGCGCACCGGTTCGCAGGTGACGTCCCCGAGTTTCGGCGGCACGCCACAGGGCAATGTAGGGGGAACCGATATCGCCAGCCTGTACAACAACCAGTACCAGGGGCAGCTTGCTGGCTATAACGGGCAGATCGCCACCAACAATGCCAACACGCAGGCCGGCGCCGGGTTGGCCACCGCCGCCATTAGCGCTGCGGCCATGTACTGATGGACATCTTGTCCGAAATTGCTACGGTGCGCGCCGGCTACCGACCGATCGACCTGACACGCCCGCATGTCATCCGCCGGAACTTGGCGTTCGCCATGCAAATGATGGTGGCCAGCGAGGGGTTGCTGCGCGCCGGGATAGCGCGGCTGCGAGACGCGGCCGAGCCGTTCGCCCTGGAAGTGCACGCCTACTTTTTCACCCACCTTGGCGAGGAGGCCGGGCACTACGAGTGGATGGCCGAGGACATGGCCGGCGAGGACGTCGCTTTCCACTGGGGAGCCGCCGAGCTGGCCGGCATGCAGTACTACCTGGTGGAGCATGTGCACCCGGCCGTACTGCTCGGCTACATGCTGGTGCTGGAGTGCTTCCCGATGCCGCTGGAGGTGGTCGACGAGCTGGAGGCCATCCACGGCGCCAAGTTGATACGCACGCTGCGCTATCATGCGGTGCACGACCAGGACCACGGCCGAGACGTGCTGGCGATGGTGGAACGCGCGCCGGATGAGCTGAAGAACTGGATCTACCAGAACGCAATACAGACCGCGCACCGTCTCGGCCGCGCGCAAGAACAGATGGGGGAATAGCATGCCAAACGTCCAGAGCATCAGCTTCAACAAGGCCGGCACCGACGCCGACCTACAGGCGCAGCAGGCCAACCTGCAACGCCAGCAGATGATGGCGGAAATGCTGCGCAAGCAGGGCGCGGAGCCGATCCAACAGCAGATGGTGTCGGGCCGCGTCGTGCCGATTAGCAGCTTTGAAGCAATCGCCAAGGTTCTGCAAAGCGGCCTGGGCGCCTACGCACAGAAGAAGGGCGACGAGCAGCAGAAGGAATTAGGGGACGTGAAGGCGAAGCGTTCGGCCGACATGCTGCGCTCGCTGTTCACGCCGACTGGCGCCGCCGCCCCCACACAGGCGCCGCTGAGCAGCACACCGCAACAAAGCACGCCGGGCGCGCAGATGTCGAACCCGGCCGCCCAGGAACTGAACCCTGACCAGCAGCGCGCCATGGCCGCCTACCAGATAGACCCGGAACTGGGCCGAGCGCTGATGTCGAACATGTTCACGCAGACCGACCAGCAGAAGAACAACGCCGCCGAGGGCGTCGACCCGCGCCTGGCCGGCGCGCTGCGCACCGCCAAGATGCGCAAGGAGGGCATCATCGAATACCAGCCTGGCACCACCTCGCAGGATCTGGCCACCGGCGCCCAGCGTTTCCAGCCGAAGCTGGGCGAGGGGATCATGCCGAGCGGCGACGGCGGCGCGCAGGCGATCCCAGGCTACGGCCAGGCGGCCGCCGGCATCGCAGGCGACACTGCGCGCGCGCAGGCGGCGGCACAGGCCGGGTTCCAGCTCAAGGAAATCACTGGCCCCGACGGCGTGCCGCGCATGGTCACCGCGCAGCAGGCGGCGCAGATGGCGCAGGGCGGCCAGCCACAAGGCGCGCCGCAGCAGCCGGGAACGCAGGGCATGCCGCCGGCCGGGCCGCCCAACGCCGGATTCCCGCCGGGCGCCCAAGTGCCGCCGCGCACCGCCGGCCCGTCGCGGCTCGATATCCTCTTGCAGGAGCAGCAGAAGATGGCCGCCGACCCGCGCACCAACCCGGCCGACATGGCGGCGATCCAGCGCGAGATTGCCGGCGCCGGTGGCGGCCAGCAGCAACAACCAGGCATTCCGATGCAGTCGGATGCCCAGCGCGCGGCCCAGGTCGGCGCGGTGGAAAACCAGCTTGCGCTGGACAAGAGCTTGCGGTTGAACGCGCAATCCCCGGAAGCGCAACAGAAGGTAACCGATGCCGGTTCCGTGCTGGGCCTGGTCTCCGCAGCCGAGCCGCTGTTGGCCGGCGCCACCGGTAGCACCGTGGGCGCGCTGCGCGACTCGGCCATGTCCATGATTGGCAAGGACACGGATGCGTCGAAGGCGGCCGCGCAGCGGCTC